GATGATGTTTACCAATATATCAAATTCTTTTCTCATAGAGGCGTGAAGCCTAGCTTGCACAGCACTCATAACTTTCTGGTTTCTTTCTAGTAAAGCTAATGTAGTGCCAACAGGTGCTTGATTATTCATATCAGATACTTTCATATCCGAAATGCTAGCAAAACGCCTACCTTCTTCTACTATGTTTTGCAGTAATGTAAACAGCGTACCTGATGGTTCTTTGTAAGGTAAAAAGGTTATGTTGTCTCGTATCGCACCACCGGGCACATCTACATCTCTAAATTCACCCGGCATAATTGGTGTATCATCACCTTTAATTCTAAGACCTCTGGCTTTTAAACCGCCCGGTAGATTAGATAAAGTACCTGCATCTACTAACTGTCGTAATATAGATGTAGCTGATTTAGCTAATCCCCCGACCATATGAATCAAACCAAATCCATAAAATCCTAATCCGGGTAGATATTGGTAATGAACGAAATGCATCCTTCTATTTTTCTGCATATCATCTTCGTACCAGTTTCTACGAATACTAAGTATAGTGCCACTAGGATAATCAAGGGTAACAACATAAGGTAAAGCTATACCTGTTTGAACACCTTGTTCATTAGTATCTTCATATCCTACAAGGTCAAGATCAACGTGCATCTCAAGCAAAGTGTGACGATCATCGTAGTTATAAGTGCTCGACTCGCCTGTTAGTTCATCGTATTTTTTATTTATCTCTGAGGTGCTAGAGTCTGGTTCTGGTAGTTCTATATCTCTATAAAAACCACTGACCTGCATCTTGCGTATATCGTTGCTTGATTTACGCATCACATGCGTTATTCTTTCACAAGTTATTAAATCACTTGCTCCATAGTTAACAACCACATCTTCTGCTGGAACAAATATAGAGCAAGGTCTGCCCATATTAGAATCATAATAAACTTTTCTAAATGCTGATCCAGCCAAAGGCAAAGAGAACAACATCTTTTCTGTTTCTGTTCTGTACTCTGACATTTCGTATGTCAGTAAGTAGTTTAAGTAATCTTCTACTCTTTGTGATTGTTTTTCTTTTTCTTCTGTAATTTTGCCAACAATCTTTGTTCTGACTGGTCCTTGAGCTGGAAACATTTCAGATATGGATTGTGATTGAAAGCGTATTACTGCTTCACTTAGCATTGGATGGAATACACCACAAGCTCCAGACCAAGGTGTTGTTCTTTCTTCTATCTTTAAACCTAGCTGATCTAATCCCTTCATATAGGTTTCTTCCCATTCTTTTCGGGAATCCCTATCACCCATATAATCAGATGTTAGTTTATTGCCAAGTGTATTTAATTCTTTATCATCAATGAAATCGGTTAGATTAGAATTAAACTCAGCCTCACCTTTGTCAAGTGAATCGGGTTTAAAATCAATAATCATTCCACCATCATCGGTTTCGATGGCTACAGAATCTGGATTTTCTATGAGAATCTCTAGATTTTCAGGTTCTTGTTCTACTGTTCCCTCAATAGGAGTAGCAGGTTGTCTTTCTATAGCCAAATCAAATCCTCTGTAAATATATAATTTATTATTTTAATAATAATTAGCTATACGATTCTGTACGAAAGGTTCATCTTCTTCATCACTTGTTAAAGAAATAAAGCCACCTTGTCTGTATCTGAGTAAAGCTTGCGTACTGCTATCAACTAAATCATCGTGTTCCATGTTAGGAAAGCCAGCAAATTCTTCGATAACTTCTTCTGCCCATCTGGTTTCTGGCGCCCAGACAACACCTGAATGAAACAAATCGGATACGGCATTAACCCTAGATATTTTATCGTTACCCCTGCTGGGTGTGTATTCTTGAACAGGTATTCCCATAGCCCTTAATTCAAATATCAAAGGCATACCTGCTGCTTTTGCTTCTACAATAAATGCATCGGGATTGTATTCCCTGAACTTATCCATTGCTTTTAATTTTAATTCTGGAAACTCCAGTCTTTCTTTGTAAGCATCCAGTAGTATTAGATTAGGTTTAAAAGTGCCTTCACTGTTATCGTCTGTGTAAAAGACACCCCATGTTGTGCAAGCAGAGAAGTCAGCCCTTTGTGTTTTCATAAAAGCCGTATCCCAAGATTGGATTATGAACTCACATTGAGGTGGGTTTCTACCTTCCCATGTTTTCCACCATTCTCGTTTTACTAAAGCACCTTCTTCAGAAGTGGGGTCTTGCTGATACTGTGCCATCCATTTACTGTTTGGCAGTTCAGCCTTTAGTGCCGATAACTCTTCCATACTCCAGAACTGTGACCATAAAGGATTGCCTGAAGGTAATATAGCGGGCAACTCAATGACTTCCCACTGATCTGCACCACCTCTTTTAATGCTAGCATCAACAACTTGACCTGTTAGGTCTTTATTGTGCCATCTGGTCATAACCACAACAATCGAACCATTTGGTTGCAAACGCTGTCTTGGACCTGATGTGTACCATTCGTAGGTGCGATTGAACACGTTTATATCCGCGCTAGCACCTTCTTGTTCTGAGTGTGGATCATCAATCACCAAAAGGTCAGCACCTTTACCTGTAACCGCACCGCCCACACCGATAGCAAAGTATTCACCACCTTTGTTTGTATTCCATCGACCGGCCGCTTTACTGTCAGATTGTAAACTTACATCTGGGAATACATCTTTGAAGTCTCTGCTGTTAACTAGGTTTCTAACCTTCCTACCAAAACCAACAGCCAACTCAGCCGTATGCGCTGTCTGTATTATCTTCTTATCAGGAAAACGACCCAGAAACCACGCAGGAAGCAAATAAGAGGCGAACTCACTCTTAGTATGTCTTGGTGGCATGTTGATGATTAAACGCTTTAGATCGCCATTGGCAACCCTTTCAAACGCATCAGCCATGATCTCGTGATGTTTACCGTGAATAAACGCAGCCCACATCTCATTGACAAAAGCCATAAAGCTTTCACCACACTTCTCTCTAACCTGAGATTGCTCGTACTCTTCTAATAATTCTAGGAACTCTTGCTTTTGAGAAGCAGGTAAGCTTTGTATTTGCTTTAATAGATTCTTATTCATAACGTATATACTTACTAAGTAGATACTTACTTCTAAAAAAAAACTAAGTAGGTATATACCAAGTAGGCACTTATTAAGTTACTACTGAGGTATTAAGTATATACTAACTAGTAAGTACATACTGGGTATATCTATCTCTAGATTTTAGCATTTTGCATGACTTCACAAAAAAAGCAAGTAAAATTTTAACTATTTTGAAAAATATATAGGGGGGGTGTATGGAACCTTAGGCTTAATCTGACAAAAATATATATACGAATACCTTAAATTGCTATCATTTTGCAATAAAGGGGGTGGGGTCTGTGAAAATAGGTAATAGAATGAGTAAAACACTATATATATATAGTAGTCAGGTAGCCTCGATAATATTTGGGGGGGCGGGGTCTGGCCTAAACGCGGAATACATTTAAAAAAAGGGGGTGGGTTTTAATACAGAATCAGCGGTACAGAGTGGCACTTACTAAAGATATTACTCATTGCTTGCTAGTAGTTGCTCAAGTTTCGTTTCTATGTCTTGCTCTATATCTTGCGGGCTTCTGTTTGATGGGTGCTCCATTGTGGCATCAGTGAATAATGCAATACTCTTTCCTAGCAATTCTATTGCCCTAATTCTACTCGAGCTCGAGTTTTCTTTATTCTGAGATTCCTCTAAGAGCTTCGACAATACATAGTTCTTTGTTCGTAGCGCAGACGCGGTTACGTTCTGCTCTTTACGCTCTAAAGCGCGTTGTAAGCTTATTGAAATCTTAGGGCTAGATAAAAGCTTGCTTGCCTCAACTTCGCACCATTTAGGGATTGATTTATCCTTATTAAGCGTTACATCATAAGCTTTTGCGTAAGCCGCCTTATGACTTCCTAACTTACCCTTAACAATCTCATTAATAAATGATCGCTGTTTGATGGTCAAATCATTATCTTTTTTATTGCCTATCACTTTTAAATCTGGTTTTTTATCGCTCATTGTTTCGCGCTCCTTGATGCTTTCATTATGCTTGTTGGTTATTAAATTATCAATGAATACAATATGATAGCTATTATTATAATAATATGTTGCATTAAATGATGTTCTTGTGTTATGCTTGTTTTTCAATTTGGATTACAAGGGTAAATTAATAATGAAACTACAAGTTAAAATTAAAAATATATACGGTGTTAAACGCATATATCCAGTGAATGATACAGCAGGATTATTAACTGGCCTGACAGGTCATAAAACATTAGACGATCGCGCTATTAATATAA